TTGGCAACGAGCGCCACGCTGCCAGGGCAGTTGATGACGCGCTTGGCGGTGGACCCGCCGACTACTTTACTGTGCTGCATCTGAACTCCAGTGAACTGATGAGGTCTGCAGTGTATCGCACAAAAAAGACTTGCACAAGACTTTTTGCCGCTGTAAAGTTACGGACGTGGCCAAACACAAAATTTCGGAGAACAGTCTGATGACACAAAACGATGTAATCCGCATGGCAACAGAGGCTAAATGCATTGGCCGCTTGGCAAAAGCCAAGCTCGTGCATTTTGCGGCTCTAGTTGCTGCTGCTGAACGCGAAACTTGCCTGCGCGCAGTCCACGAAACCATCGCGGTCGCGGTTGCGCTAGAACGCGAAAAGTGCGCGCAAGTGTGTGACAACAACGATTGGTTTGACATGATGTCGCAGTCGCCAACGCCGGTCGCAAAAATTTGCGCCGATGAAATTCGAGGACGTAACCGTCATGCTTGAGAAAGATGTCGAATGCAGGCTGGTCAAGGGCGTAGAAGCCCTCGGCGGCAAGGCGTACAAGTTCGTCAGCCCCGCTCACCGAGGTGTGGCCGACCGTCTGGTCGTGCTGCCTGGTGGCCGCGTGTGGTTCGTCGAGGTCAAAACCAAGTCGGGCTATTTGTCCCCGCTGCAACAGGTTTTCCGCGACGACATGAGTTTGATGGGATGCAACTACTGCGACCTGTACGGCGCCGCAGACGTGGATCACTTCTTGGATTGGGTGGTGAAGGGCGGTGAGAAGTGATCCATTACCACGGGCTACCCATCACGCCGCAGACATCGGCTGTTTGCGCGGTGGGTGGTGGGCACGCATTTGTATCGTTTGCACACCCAGGTCAATTAGGTGTTGCGGTAGAGATATGTCAATCGTTTGCGGTTGACAACGGCGCGTTTCCTGCATGGAAAAACGGGCGGCCAATTCAAGACTGGCGCCCGTTCTACGAGTGGGCGCAAGAGTGCCGGCTGACGCCAGGGTGCGACTTCGCCGTAATCCCCGACGTCATAGACGGCGACGAAGCAGCTAACGACGCGCTGCTGGATGAGTGGCCGCTGGGCGCTGTGTTCGGCGCGCCTGTCTGGCACATGCACGAATCGCTGGAAAGGTTGGAACGCCTTGCTTGCGCGTACCCGCGCCTGTGCATCGGCAGCAGCGGCCAGTACGCTACGGTAGGCAACGCGGAGTGGTGGGTGCGCATCGACCAAACAATGCGTGTCGTGTGCGACCTGAAAGGGCGCCCGCTGGTAAAGCTGCACGGCCTTCGCATGCTCAACCCCAAGGTGTATACGCGGCTGCCGTTCACCAGCGCCGACTCCACCAACATCGCCCGCAACGTCAACATAGATAAGCATTGGGCGAAAGGCAACTATCTTCCTCCTACCAAGGAAGCGCGGGCGCAGGTTATGCGCCAGCGTATTGAAGCGTTCAACTCACCAGCAACCTACGACTTTAAGGAATCAGCATGAACCTCTCCATTGCCATCGCCGTTTACGCCGCCGCCATGACGCTCGCCAACCTGTCTGTGGCCGCTTTCGGGCCTAGCATCTCACCCATCAACGCCTTCGTTCTCATTGGCCTTGACCTTGCGCTACGCGACTGGCTGCATGTGCGCTTGAAGGTCTGGCAGATGGGCTCGCTCATCGCCGCTACCGGGGCATTGACCTACATCCTCAACCCAGCAGCAGGGCAAATCGCCGTTGCATCGGCGTGCGCATTTACCGCTGCCGCGTTGGTGGACTGGAGCGCGTTTGCAAGGCTGCGCGGGTCGTGGATGTTTCGCGCCAACGGATCGAACGTGGCTGGAGCTGCGGTGGACAGCCTGCTGTTTCCCACCATCGCATTTGGCGCGCTGATGCCGCACATTGTAGCCATGCAGTTTGTGGCCAAGGTGGCCGGCGGCGCGTTGTGGGCTTGGTTGATCGGACGTAAGACGGTATGAAACTGCGCCCCTATCAAGAGCAAGCCGCCGATTTCCTGTATGAGCACGACAGAGCAATGATCCTTGCGCCGGTGGGCGCGGGCAAGACGGCCATCACGTTGACGGCCATGCGCGACTTGGTGGAGGACGAAGGCATCCGCCCCCTCGTCGTCGCGCCGTTGCGGGTGGTTACCTCGGTCTGGCCTGTGGAGGCCACCAAGTGGGCGCCATCATTGCGCGTGCGGGTGGCGGTTGGTACGCCCGCCCAGCGTAAAGCAGCACTTGACAGTGACGCTGACGTCATCGTCACCAACTACGACAACCTGCAGTGGCTCGCCGAGCAGGACGTGCAGTTCGACGCGGTGGTGTTCGACGAACTCACGCGGCTGAAGAACCCCAGCGGCAAACGCTTCAAGGCGTTTGAGAAGGTCATCAAGTCCGTTGAGATCCGCTGGGGCCTGACCGGCTCGTTCACCAGCAACGGGCTGGAGGATGTGTTCGGGCAGTGCAAGGTGATCGACCAGAGCCTGCTGGGCCGCAGCAAAGGCGCGTTCATGCAGCAGTACTTCTACCAGAACAACCGCGGCACACACACCGAGTGGGAGCCCCGGCCCGGCTCGCTGCCCGCCGTGATGCAGCGCATCAAGCCGGCCACGTTCGTGCTGGAGCCTGGCGAGTACAAGGACAAGCTGCCCCCGCTGCACACGGTGGAGATGCCCTGCAGCATGGAGATGGATGACTACAAGAAGATGAAGAAGGACTTCGTGCTGCAGTTCGGCAACGAGACGACCATCGCGCAGAACGCTGCGGTGGTCACGCAGAAGCTGCAGCAGATGTCCAGCGGGTTTCTGTACACCGACAACGGGCCGCGCTGGTTGTCGCCGCACAAGTTCGACGCGCTGGACGACATCCTGTCAGAGAACCAGCACGCCAACACCATCGTCGTCTACAACTACGTCGAGGAGTTGAACGAGTTGCGCAGGCGTTACCCCACGCTGGCGGCGATGGACGAGAAGTGGGACGTCATCAAGGGTTGGAACGCCGGCCAAGTGCGGCTGCTGGCTATCCATCCCAAGAGCGCCGGCCACGGGCTGAACCTGCAGCACGGCGGGCACCACATGATATGGCTGTCGCTGCCGTGGTCGCTGGAGCTGTACGAGCAGACCATCGGGCGGCTGCACCGCAGCGGCCAGGCGCATGACGTGTGGAACTACGTCCTGCTGACCGCAGACACCGTTGACCAGAAGATCTGGGCGGCGCTGCACGACAAGCAATCCCTTTCCCAACTGGCCTTGGAGGCACTCAAGTGAGATACAACCCAGAGAACGGACACATGGACTTCCCCCACGCGATGGAGGTTCTGATCGCAGGCCGCAAGATCCGCCGCGCCAGTTGGCCTTCCGCCTTCTTCTACGTTTTCCGGCAGGGCGATGCGTTCTTTGTGAATTTTCCGGCCCGCAACAAGATCGCGCCGTTCTTCCCCGATTCGGAGGAGATGCTGGCCATTGATTGGATGGAGGTGCCAGAGTGAAGAAGATCACGGAGCGGCTGAAGGTAGCGCGGGCCGAGCACAAGATCGCGCTCAAGGCGTTCAACATGGCGCAGCGCAGGCTGCATAGGGTGCTGGTCACCATCAACACACTGGAGAAGAAGCATGAATTGGCGATGGCTCAACGAGCACCTGTCAAGCAAGACTGAGCAGGAGGTTAGCGCCCTGCTGGAGCAGGAGCGCAAGACGCTGCGCCGCGTCACCATCTTGGAGCGGCTGCATCAACGCTACACCGTCCTGCGCGCTGCGCGGGAACGCATGGAGATTCTGAAGGAGGCAATCAAGTGATCCGCGACCACATCCGCCGCCTGTGCGGCAACATCAGCCACGCTGAACTCATGCAGCGCGAACTCGACCAGGCCCATCGCAGCCTGCTGGAGGCTCACAGCGCCCGCGAATACGCCGAGGCTATGGTGACGTACCACCAGAACCGCATCGAACGTCTGAAGGCCACGCTGGCGGGGGAGGCAGCATGAACGACAAACCCATTCCAGCCGAGGCGGCAACTGAGATTGGCGTCGATGACGACGCCCCTGAATCCTTGGGCAAACTTGTGGTGCTCGGTCTGGGCGTTGTTGCCCTTGTTGGCGCGATTGCGTTTCTTGTGGGGGCGTTGGTATGACCCGCCAATCCAAACGCAAGCACCGCGTGCTGCGGGTGATGCTGGACGACATTCGCGCTCGGCAAGTGCTGGACGATCTGATCAACAAGTTCAACGCAGCAGGCCGCAAGTTCAGCGCAGGCATGGCGCAGGCATACGCACAGATGCGTGCAGATCCTGAATGGCAAGAAAGGAACAAGGTATGACCACCCTACGCGAAGCCGCCCAGCAGGCGCTGGAGGCGTTGGAGGCGCGAGCCGTCAACCGCTACTTTGAACACCTTGGAGAAACCATCGCCGCCCTCAAGGCCGCGCTGGAGCAGACGGTGCAGGAGCCCCTGAGCGACGAGGAGCTTGATCGCCTATGGCGTGAGCCTATGAGCGCAGATTGGGAGCACCGGGAATTTGCCCGCGCCATTGAGGCCGCGCATGGCATCAAGGAGAACACATGAGCATCGTCACCCACGTGGCGGTTTTCTTTGCCCGCAATCCCGAAGAAGAGCTGACAACCCACGACGTCGGCATCAAGTGGGACATAAAGCCCAACAACGTGGGCGCATCCCTGCGCTATGCCGAGCAAGCAGGCTGGGTCACCCGCACCAAGCGCGCCGACCCGACCACGCGGACCAAGTTCCGGTGGGTCTACACCGCCGGCCCGCTGCTGCGTCAGATCACTTCTGCCGCTTGTCCCACACAGACCAACCCAGACCGGCAGCAGCAGACGCCCCGGAAATGATGGCGTCCATCGTGCCGCCGTCCACGCCGTACTTCACGGCGAAGCCGCCAGCAAGAGCGGTAAGGATGTGGCGCACCAGCGCCTGGATCATCGTTGCAGTCATGTCAAGTCTCCATCAGGTCAGCAATGCGGCGTGCCCAGCCGCGTGAGAAGGCCGGCCAGTTTGTCAGGCCGGTCATGAAGCGAAGTCGCTGCGCCAAGATGCGCAACCGCAGCGCGTTCATGTCCTGCGCATACGCCGCAGCCAACGTCTTGGGGCCGATGATGCCGTCAGCTTCCACACCCAGCGCCCGCTGCAGCCACAACGTGGCTTGACGCGGGCCCGAGTTCACGGCGCCGTCAAACACGGCGTAGCGGATGCCTGGCGGCAGATCGTCAGCGCGGATCGGCTTCCAGTACCGTTCAAGGTAGATCCGCTTGGCCAGATCCAGCGGCAACTCGCGCATGTCGCCCTTGTAGCCGACCTCGCGGGCCACCGCCTCGGTCACTCCGAAGCGGGTCTTGCCGCCCGGGTCTGCCGGGTGATCGCTGAAGTCGCCCTCGTGGCCGAGCAGCAGCGCGAACGCGGTGTCGAAGTTCATTTGCCAGGCCAGTGGCTCACGACCCAAGACACGATGCCGCCAAACGCGGACGCGATGGTCATGCCCATCCAGAAGCCGCCCTTGCCCTTGTTGGCCAAGGCCAGCAACTCCTTGATGTCACTCTGCATCGCTGCCACTTGGTCTTCCAGCGTCTTGACCTGG